TAGTCCAAAACAGTCTTTGATTGTGTGTTCGATCTTCTTTAGTTTCATAATACCAATCTTCAGCATAAGGAATCATTTCTTTAACTTGCTTAACACAGCCTTGTAGTCTGTCTTCCCAACGTTCTAGTCTAGTCCAATCCCAATCCGGAACACGATAACCTAGTTTAGCAAGTTCACTATAATGATTTTGACTACCAAGTGTTATCCAGTTATGATTAGCAATAATAGGCTTCCACGTTTTTTCAGTAAAGAAACTATAACGGTGTAACACTGTAGACTCTGCCTGTAGACTAAACCAAGTGTCAAAGTACTGCGGAATAATACATTCACCAGCGTCCCATCGTTGCCAATCTATTAGACTTTCAAATGTTATGTCATTCTTTTCATATTCTTTTGGTAAACGTCTACCTGTGGTAATATGTGTCCATAGTGCATTATCTAATAGTCCGTACTCTTCTAATTGTCGGATTAATTCTAGTCTGTGTGTTCTTGGTCTATTGTTTAAGAATAAGAAATCATACTTACGTTTGTGATTGCTATAGGCTACATGTTTGTTATTCTTGTTAGCCTCAGCAGTCATATACATCATATAATTAGTATTGTAATTATTAATAGACTCAGGTAGCTCTCCTGATGAGATCGTTGCGTAGCGACCTTCTAAGGCACCTTTAAGGAGTCCTTGATTGTCTAACATACGCATAAATGTGTCGCTACCTTCTACTAGATTTTCTAGCACAATAGTAGCATTTGATTCTTTGATGTAGTCTAGGAAGTAGGTATCATCATACTTGATTGGTATGACTTGTATGGTATTGTCAGGTAAGGTTTTTAAGTACTCTACAGAATAGTAACGTTCTTCTCTGATATTACAGATGTCACGTATTCTACTGTCCTTGTGTACGTAAACTTTCATCTAATAGATTCATGTGTAAGGCAACCAGTACTGCGTAACTAACTGCGTGTGCTTTTTTAAAATAATAACTACCGTCATCTGGTACTGTCCAGATATCTTCTGCAATAGTTGCCCAGTCCTTGCCTAGTAAATGTCTTTTACCTGGACGTATAAGTGCTAAAAACATAGCCATTCTAGGAATTGAATTTACTTCCAAGTCTTTGATAAGTTCATGATGATTGCCAATGTGTATGACTTTTTCTACAAAGTCTTTATTCTTTAGTAAAGACCAATTAGGTTCTTGATTTAACATTTCAGTATAATGATCATTATCTCGAATTAACTTGTAGACGTTGACATTAAGAAAGTCAATCTTAACATAGCCTCGTTCTTCTGCTGACTCATAATCAATACTGGCACAGTCATTGATTGGATCATAAGGAACTTCTGTTACATAAACACCTGAGTTATGTTTACGCACACCATCTTTATGTTCTTGACGTGCAGACACATGCTTGATATGTTTTAATATATCTTCTCTGTCAGCGAAATCTATATCTATGTCTGCGTCAAACTTCATATCTTAATTATATACTAAACCAACCAAGTTTGTCAACTAGTGGCTTAACTACTTTTGTGTAATAGTTTAAGTTACCGTCAGATCCAGGATGTCCTTGCCATCCATACTGATCAAAATCAGGTGGTTTAATATTATCTTGTTCATTAATACTCAAATATGTGTTTTCAAATATTACACATTCTTTTAGTTGATTTATTTGTTGTATAATATATTGACCAGCAGGCCACATATCTTGATACACAAAAGGAACACTTAGATTTAGTATAACAAATTTAGCATTTTGAGACGTAAAATATTGATGGATGAGATAAACTTTTTCTAAAACTTGAATATCGTGCCACTCCTCCGAAAAGTGATTTAGTCGTTGGCGATCACTTTCATATCGTTCGATTATTTTTAGATTATCAACATTTTCTAAACAAGAAATTGGTTCTGTAGTTATGTCAGTGTCATTGATAATTGTTTTATGTAGGTTATATCCTGAGGCTTCTTTGTAAACTGCTTCACGAGTTGTAGGAGGAATACCAATTATAAAAAAGTCATTTTTAAAATCGTGTGTTTGATTTAATAAGATGTGTAGGATGGCATCAAAACTAAATCCTGGTGATGAATAATTAACAATATCAGTGTTTAGATCATTGGCCAGTAACCCCCAAAAACTATCTTTGGCATCTACAAGATAGTTAGGACTAGTATAACTATCACCAAGTACTTGTAAAGTCATTACCAACCTGCCTGTTTTAACATTTCTCTAACATACTCTGTGTCGCCTGGATAGTCTTTTAATTTTTTATGCCAACGTTCTGGATCAATGTAGTTGTAAACTATGGCTAATTGTTCTTCAGTTAAGTTTTCTAAAAACTCGTGTCCTGAGTCGCAGTTAAAAATAGTCCAACCTGTTACACGTCCTGTTGTAATTAAATGGCATATTTTGTTTGAGTTACCATAACGTAAAAAGTGTTCTGTGGGATTGCTTGAATCATATGCCCAGGCAACACCTGTTTCTAATGCACGTGTCAGTGCATCTGTTGCTGGTTCTTTATAGACCCATTCTAATAAAAACTCATCATATAGTTTATCAGTTCCCCAATAGTCTATACGTTTATTACCTTTTAATAACCAATCAGCAAAACGTTCTGGATTAATAACACGTGCATTAACACAATAGTTGCCAAACTTAATAAATGCTTTATAGTATGCTGACGTGGCAAAGTCATCAAATGTTTTTTGTTTTGCTGAACCTTGTGTTAGTTCATAAAAGCGTATAAAGTTTGTGAAACCAATACGACTTGCTGGTGTGTCTTTGTCTTGGAAACGTTTCTTTTGTTCGCAGACATGCACAGACAGTGTTGACTCTCTGGTAAATGATCTTTCACAATACTTACATTTATAAGTCGGCTTTGATTCGCTTATCGTCCCAGCCATGTTCTTTTGCTAGTTCCTTTATATCTTTTGGTGTTAACATTGATAACTGTAGATCCAATTCATCAGATTTCATATTTGGATACAGTTCACTTAAAAACTTTCTTGCTTTATTGTTTGAAGTTCCTTCTTTCTTTTTAGCCGCTAACCAATAGTGAAACTGATTGCCCATTTTAGGACTTACCACGGTACACATTAACCATTGTAGTTTTGTATGTTTGTTTAAATCAAAGAAGTGTTTATTAACGTACTTGTTTGTAGCCATAAGGTAGTAGGCCTGCATGTCTGCATTACCACCTACACTAGCACCATACCTTAGCATTAGATATGTGCTAAACTGTTTCCGTTCCTCATCAGTAAACTTGTCATAGTAGGCACGATCTTTACGATCAAATGCCGCCATTTCATTACCAATGTATAAGGGTGAGCTCTTGTCTGCTGGCATTAAAATACCTTATCGTATTGCACCACTTCACAGTTGCGTGATATATCCTTAACAAAATATACACAATCTGGTTCTTTATCATCACCTAATGGTATAGTTAGTAGTTGTCCATTTTTAAGTTTAGGACAGTACCAATTAACATCATTATACACGTCAACAATTTCAATGTCAAGAAATGTACTTCTAAATCCTGTTAATGGATTAAATTGGAATGCTTTGAATCCTCTGTCGTTTATACTTGTTAATGGTAGTACTTCTAAGTTACCACAGTCAGGTTCGCCTATTAGTATTTGCCAATCCACTGGCATTTTAATTTCATGATCGCCTATGCGTAATACCAATGCAGGGCTATTAAATGATTCTAAAAAGATCAATGGTATCCAATGATGATCTGGTTGTGCAGGATCACTGTTGTCTAAAACAGAGAAACGCATATCATCAACTTCTTCTGGCAGTTGATCTAATTCATATCTAATGTTATCTAATGTTAATATTCTCATGTAGTTATTTTATAATCCTGTATTGTATTTGTCAATCTTGCCATTCCGCTTTTTCTACCGTAAATGGATAATTTGCTTCTCTATAAAATGCTTTACGTTTTGTTAAATGTCTTTTGGCAAACTTACAGGTTGATGTTATATCCCAAATTTGCACAAAATCTTTATCCTCAGCCTTTCTAATGCCTCTACCAATACTTTGAATAACCCGTACAAAACTCTTACCAGGCTCCACAAGCACCAAATTGAAAATCCGAGGAATATTAATACCAACAGCGGCAACACCATAAGTAGCAACAATAACTCTATCATCCATTGTGGCCACTTCGTCATAGGATTCTTTTCTATCATTTGCTTTAGTTCCTCCTGAAACAAATACCGATCCAGGTATAAGCTCTGTTAAACGTTTACCTGGTGCTATACGATCAACTAGAATTAACGTATTGCCTGACTCTTTAATTGTTGTAATTAAATTAGCAATATACTTCATACGTTCTTCTGTCTCTAACAAATATCGTAATTCTGATTGATAGTCTTTGTATTCAACATGATCAACTAACTGTACAACATTAACATGACAGTTTGCTAGAACGCCTTCTTGTTGTAGTTCATTTGCTGATAATCTGCCGATAACATCACCCAGACTACATTTCAAACTCATAAACTCGTAGTCTTCTTTAGGTACCGTGCCAGTTAGTCCCCAACGTATAGGAACATGTGACATAGGACCTGTTAGCAGTGTGCGGAGTGCGTCTGCCTTAGCCATGTGTACTTCG